CTTGTCTGCCTTTTATTCTTGGATAACTTCTAGGTTTGTGTTTGTTGCAGTATTCAAACTTATTGTATTTAGAAATAACTGTGTTACATCTTTTGTGAACGCACACTCTTCCACTACTATATGAAGTAGAGGGTTTATGATTAGGATATTGCTTTCCTTTGATATAATCACTCATGTAATTAGTATAGAAGGAGAATGTATGCCTGGTAAAGGATATAAGCCAAAAAAGGCTATGAAAAAAAATTATGGTAAAAGAAAGAAAAAGTAGATTATGAAAGTTAAAGGTGTTGATGTATCTAAGTTGACTAAAAGACAACAAGATACAATGAAAAAACATTCTAAACATCATAGTAAAAAACACATAGCGTATATGCACAACTCTATGCGTAGAGGTGCAACTTTTACACAAGCTCACAAAAGAGCTATGAAAGCTGTTGGTGAGTAATGGCTGAATGGCGAGGAATGAAAGTGAAGTTAAATTCACCTAGCCCTATTCGTAAGGGTGAGCCTGGCTATGGTCGTAAGAAGTCCAAAGTCTTTGTAATGAAAAATGGGAAAGTCAAGAAAATAATGTTTGGCGACCCTAATATGAAGATTAGGAAAAACAATCCTAAAGCTCGTGCTTCGTTTCGTGCTAGACACAAATGCAGCACAGCTAAGGATAAAACATCTGCACGATATTGGTCGTGTAGAGCTTGGTAAGGAGAGAGAATGGCTAAAGTAAGTTGGATGTATGGTGGCAAAAGATATAGTGGCACCCTTATCCCTAGTAGAGAAACAAAGACACATAGATTTGCTAGAACAAAAAATGGAAAGATAAAAAAACTTCCTAAGAATAAAAAATAAATAATGCCTAGACCAGTATGCAAACTCAATGATGTCATTGGGGAGCAGTGTAGAAAACAAAGCAGAAATGCTTCACCTTACTGTTCACAGAAATGTAAAAATAGATTTTTCTATTTAAAAAACAAAAAAAATAAACCACCTGTTAAACCAAAAGAAACAGCGACAGCTAGAGGACAGCACTATGAACAGTTTGTTAAAGAGTATGCTGTTCCACTAGAGAATAAAAAATTTACACATCAACAAGTAGCTGACAAATTAGGTATTGGTAGAAGTGTTGTTACTAAAATGTATACAGCTTACCAAGAAGATAAACAAATAGTTGAAGCTAGAGAAAATTGGGAAGTATCAGCAGAAACTATAAAATCACTAGAGGATTTTAAAAATTTTAGAGATAGATATTTTAAAACAGAAACAGGTGACTTATACGAAACAGCAGACTTTCACGAGGGTTGGATAAACTCTATTATGGATGCGATTGCTAATGGTGGACAACAGATGATACTTAGCCCACCACGACATGGTAAGACTGACTTACTTACACATTTTGCTGTATGGCAGATATGTAAAAACCCTAACATCAGAATTATGTGGGTAGGTGGTAATGAAGATATAGCTAAGAACGCTGTAGGTGCTGTACTTGACCAGTTAGAGAATAATGAAACGCTAATAGAAGAGATATGTGGACCAGGTGTAAAGTTCCAACCTAAAGTACGAAGTGGTAAGTCTTGGAGTTCTGGACAGTTTACTGTAGGTACACGAACTATTACAGGTATTAAGAGTCCGACAATGGTTGCTGTTGGTAAAGGTGGTAAGATTCTTTCTCGTGACTGTGACTTAATTATTGCTGATGATATTGAGGACCATGGTACAACAATACAACCTAGTGCTAGAGAGCAGACCAGGCAATGGTGGACTACAACATTATCTTCCAGGAAAGAGGAACATACTGCTGTAGTTGTTATTGGCTCTAGGCAACACCCTGAAGATTTATATAACTTTTTATTAGAAAATCCACAGTTTGAGACAAAGGTAGAAGAGGCACATAGTTTAGAGTGTGTACTACCAGAAACAGAGTTTGAGGTACATCAAGACTGTATGCTGTGGGCAAGTAAAAGAACTTACAAATGGTTGATGGGTCAAAAAGATAATGCTGACACAACTGGAGGTAGAGCAATTTTTGAAATGGTCTATCTTAACAAAGCATTTGTTGAAGGTATTACAATGTTTAATTCAGAAGATATAGACCAATGTAGAGATATCAACAGAGTTATTGGGCAGGTACCTGCTGGAACGCATTTAATAGCAGGACTTGACCCAGCTTCTACAGGATTTCAAGCTTGTTTTTTATGGGCTGCAAATCCAGAATCAGGGATGATGTATCTAGTAGATATAGAAAATGAACAAGGTGGAGGTGTTATACAAGCTCGTAAGTCTATAAAAAAATGGCACGAGAAGTATGGACTTGCACACTGGGTTATAGAAGAGAATGGTTTTCAGAAAGCAATTAGACAGGATACAGAGTTAAAAGATTACTGTGGAAGGATGGGTATACATTTAGAGGGACATCAGACACAAAAAAATAAATTTGACCCAATTTATGGTGTTGGAAGTATGCAACAGTTGTTTGAACAAAACTTAATAAATCTACCTTATGGTGATACAGAAAGTGAAACTAAGAGTAATATATATCGTAGGCAACTAATTTATTTTTCCAGTGCTGCTAGTAAAGCTAGTAAAGCAAGAAATTATAAATCAGATGTCGTAATGGCTAGTTGGTTTCCAATGAAAGTTATAAGAAGACTTGGAAAAGAACGACTTGCTGAAGTAGGATTAGATTATGAACCTAGTTTTGGAGAATGGGATATAAGCGATATGAACGAAAGCCCCTGGGGATAGAATGACACCAGAGCAATTACAACACGCAATAACTAATTTGCATTTTGATAATCAAAGTGCTTACAGTACTAGAGGTCGTGTTCGTGCAATTATGAATGGTGGACCTGATGGTATTCAGGCTTTACTAGGTGATAACCTAAAAGGTTTCCAAGACTGGCAAGTACCTGTACCAAACCTTATGATGTCAGGACTAGAACACTTAGCACAAAAGATTGGTCGTATTCCTAACTTAAAAGTAGATGTACCTAATGGTAAAGACTCCGATAGAGCAAGACAGAAAGCCGAAAAAATTGGAAGGATTGTTAATGCGTATGATGAGGTACAGAAACTAGATTTACAAATGCCACAAGTTGGTAGATGGCTACCAGGTTATGGTTTTTCTGTCTGGGTAATTAGAGAGAAGAAAGATGCTAATGGTACACCTTATCCTTGTGCAGAACTTCGTGACCCATACAACTGTTTCCCAGGTTACTTTGGTGCAGACCAACAACCTAAAGATATGGCTATTGTGAGAAGAGTTCCTAAAGATGCGTTAGCAAGAACTTATCCTAAATATGCAGACCAAATAATGAACAAAGATGCTTATAACACAGATTTCTTAGGTGTAGGTAGTGCCTATGCCTCTGCATACACAGATTCTTATAATGGTTCTTGGGCAAACTCAAATGGTGAAGGCGACTTAATAGCAGAGTATTACAACCTAGAAGGTACTTATATTTTCCATATGACCTCTGCAACTATTCTTGACTTCATACCTAACCCACTTGATAGTGGACCAGCATTTGTTATTGGTAAGAAATTTGCCTTTGACAGATTGCAAGGACAGTATGACCAAATCATAGGACTTATGGCTTCTATGGCAAAGATTAATGTGATGTCAATAATAGCAATGGAAGATGCAGTGTTTACAGAAACAAACATCTCTGGAGAGATAGAATCAGGACAATATCGTAAAGGTAGATTCGCTGTTAACTATTTAGCTCCAGGTACACAAGTAAGCAAACCAGCATCTAATGTTCCTTATCAGATTTTCCAACAGATAGATAGAATAGAACGACAACTTCGTGTTGGTGGTTCATATCCTACTACTGATGATTCACAATCACCACTAGCATTTGCTACTGGTAGAGGACTTGAAGAGTTAGGTGCATCTATGTCACTTATGATTAGAGAGTATCACACAGTTATGTCTGATGCTATAGAGATGATTGATAGTAAGAGATTAGAGTGGGATGCAAAAATGTATGGTGGGAACTCTAAATCACTATCTGGTTATATGGACAATACTTTTTATTCAGAAACATACGACCCAGGTAAAGATATAACATCTTACAAGACACGAAGAGTCTATGGAGCTATGGCTGGTTATGATGAACCACAGAAGATAGTGACAGGATTACAGTTACTACAAGCTGGTATTATTGATAGACAAACACTACAAGAGAACCTTGATGGTTTAGATAACCTTGTTAGAGTTAATGATAGAATTACAAAAGAAAAAGCAGACAGTGTATTGTTTGATACATTGTTAGCACAAGCC